TGGAGATCATTTTCCTCTGAAAGGAGAACACTCATGCTAGAGGTATACTTTAGCGAACATGGAAGCATGTTTTACGTCTCACCTACTATCGGACCGTACGTTGGTAATGTGTACTTTGCGTCTATAGATGGCCAAGGAAACACACCGCCATATCAACATCCGTACCAGGTGGGGTCAGTTCTGATCCCAATGTGGGGACGTAATTCCGGGCAGATCGCGCACGGGGCAAACATCCAAATTCGAGGCCTAAAGCCGGAAAATAGGAAGTTCAGTTTTATCGACGATGACTGGAGCCAAGGCGTGGTTCGCAACGTTATGTGGTTTAAAGTGCCTGGTATTCTTTCAAAGCTTACGCAACGAGAGAAGAAGCGTTTAAAACGTGACAAGCATGTAGATCACAAGAATGTTGAGGGCAAGATTTTTGAATTGCAGCACGACTGGACTCTCACGACGACTCGTTCGCCGAACAATTTCCATTATCAAGATGTGAAGTTTGAGAGCCTATCATTGGGCCGTGTAGGTTACGGCTGGCCTAACTGGCCTACCGAAGGTCCATGGTATTCTGCATCCCCTCGCTTGCTTTATGATAGTTTAGATACACCGCTCGGTTTATCTCAACCGGAAACAGGCGCTATCTCCTCTATATGGGAGAACTACGTAGGTTACAACCCTGCGTATCGTGTCGCACCTGGGTATCATTCTGGTACCATACTGGAAGAGCACGACTTTTTGAGCTTCTGCTTCTGCTCATATAAGGTCGAAAGTAACGTTCTCAATTCACTAGGACTGGATTATATAACAGCTAATAGTGAGGTCGACAGACTTTGGGTGCGTGACATCGTGTTTGATGAATACGGGCAACCGTATGGTTGGTATAAGACTCAACAACTGATCTATGAAGCCCCATGGGTGGAAAGAAAATCAGGGAAGGAGCCTAAGTTAGAGGTAAAATATACTAACCAAACAGAATGGGTCTTTGGGTTTCTGCCTCACACGTGGAAACCGCCTATATCAGGTACCCTATCTAGAGCTCCTGATCCTAGGGAGTTTGTAAGAACATCTCTTTCGATACCCCTTCCAGTTATGCTTGGAACCGTTGAACTTGAGGTGAAAGCTTTGGACGACTTATCGAGCCATGAGCTAGAACTTCTTGAGTCCGGAGTTGAAGGAGTTGCCCAGATCTGGGAATTGATACTGTTCTACCTTAAGATTATGAAAAATCCTAAAGGTTTGCTCGACGCTAAGCTTTTCCGCAAGGCGCTTGAGTTTCGACTTTCATCACTTTTAGAGAAGCGAAAGAAGAAGACCAGTCTTCAAGATCACCTAGATCATATAGCATACATGCGAAAGCATGGACTCACAGCTATAACGGACGTAATGAAGCAAGGCAGTGGGCACTATCTTGCATGGGTATTTGGCATAAGGCCACTCATGAAGGATATAAATGATATAAAAGCTCGCTTAGAAGAAGCTGTTGTTACAGGGGAACAACGCATCAATTCATCACGTGAATTTGAAACCTGGATTGACGGGCGGAAATATGACGTGAAAGAGTCGGTTTTACTTTATGTGAAACCACATGTGGGTCAGCTACACGAATTTTTACGCAAAGTATCATCCACCGGGCTATTGCCTGATTTTGGACAAGTTTGGAACTTAGTTACAATGAGTTTCTTAGTGAACTGGTTCATAAATGTGGGTGCTATGCTTGATGTTATTGATCATTATATGATTAATAGCAGGCTATGGGATTTAGTGTACAGATCGTCTGCAATAAAGTACTCGCGTGAGGAGTTGCCGGAAGGCTTTACTGGTTTTTGCAGATTCACCGGCTATTCGAGGCGTATAAGCCGACATTGGTCAATGAGTGACACAGTTATGGCCGAATGGGAACAGGGTGGTTCAGCACCAATTGCACTGGCTCTCTTGATACAACGAGAATCAGATACCTTCCATGCCCTTGGAGCCAAAGCCGTTCTTGACGACAAACGTATGCCACGAAAATGGATGCGTAAGTGGCTCAACCAGAGCCTTTATCGTAATAAGAAGAGCGGTAAGTATTTCTTTCGTGAACTTAACAAAGGGAGATAGGCTAATGCCTGAATCTTTCGCTATTCACTACCCTACGCTATTAACAGCCACTGGGGGAGACAAAGGTCGTGATGTGAATTCTCTGATTGAGTTGGATTCCAATCCTACTCGTCGGACTTACCAAATGCTTGGTACCCCCACGACATCGCCAGCAACTGTATCCGTCACATCCCAAACCCTTGGCATTAATGTCAATGTGTCCGGTGGGACCAAATCGTTGCAGCAATTTCGCAAGATCTCGTTAATCTTGCAACCTAGCTTCACCTACACCAGTGCAACTGGTGTTGAGCACACGGGTAAAGTCACCCTACGTCGCGAGGTCATCGTGCCTGTGTACGACGTAATTGACGAGACTGCATTCACGAACATGTGGCAAAACGATCCAAATTGGTATGGAGCCACAATCGTTGCAGACGCAGTTGACCTTCCATATATGCTATGGTTCCAAGGCCTACCGATCCTTAATGGCGCAAAATAACCGTCATTAGTATCTTTTTATCCATATAACTCCAAAGAGGTAATAAAAACGATGCGTATTCATTTGTATTCTGGTAATGTCTCTATAGTAGACTTGCAGAATGGCAAAGGTAGGGTTAGCGCGCACGCAGAAAACATTTTGCGTGCGCTGCAACAATGGTTGCGTTTATTCCCAAGGTCGGATCTTAATCTGGCTTACAACGAAGAAATGATGTGGCATTATTTTGTTCGTCATGACTTCGGTATCTTCATCGAGACGCTTAAGACAATTAGCGATAACTATCGAGCCGATCCAACCGCACCATTGAGTGTTGTTAGTGATCTTGGCTTTCTCGATCAATACATGGCTCAAGGCGTCACTGATGAACGAGAGTTTTTCTCCATCATGAACTACTTGTCCAAGCTTACTCTCCCGATCAATCGGGAGCTTTCTGAAAACGCGTTTAAAACGTTCATAAATGACGAACGCGCGTTGCGACGCTTTGTTAAACGAGTTGGAAGCGATTTTGTCTTCACTGGTAGTGAACCCAGTACAAACAATACTCGTTTAAGTGTTCAAACACGAAGCGCACTCCTGCATGCTCAGGGTGTGATTAGTGATATCCTTGGTGATACGGTTCCTTCAGTTCCTCGTTTTAAGTTTTCAACTGGAAGCGTAAATGAGAAGGTCGGCCTATCACCCGTCTCGAAGGAGATGGCACTAGATCTTGAATGGCTACGGGCTCTACCTGAACCATTCGATGATTTGATCAATCAAACGGCGCTTGGCTATTATAGGGATAGAGCCATACGTCTAGGCATGGACCTAGAAAACGTTGTGATTGATGCTGACTTTTTAGGCGTTCTCCACTCTTTGGTCGATATACATGAAGAGGGGATGCTGCACGGCTCCGTGGTATTGTTGGGAAACGATGACATCCTAGCAATAGTCGATTACGAAGTCTCAAGCGGGAGTGTAAAGCGAGTCAATTCGTCCAAGATTGATTTGAAGGTCAGACATACTGGTGAAGCTGCCGACGACGTCATTGAATATGACGGCCAGCTAAAGTCTCTACCAGCACGCGTAGGCGTAGTGGAGAAGGACGCAAGTTCTGTACGCTTAATCACGATAGAGACCGCTACTAAGATTAGCGTTCAACTAAGTGTGCTAGAATTGATAACTGAGAGTGCAAAGAAATCGCCGCTGTGCGGCACCATTGCTCCTTTCTGGGATCAAAATATACACAGGAAACGCTTTACGGAAGAGCTTGCTACTCTGGCTACAACCGATATGAAACGGGCGTCTGATCGACTGCCTTTCTTCATAGTTGAATTCCTGTTCGCAAAGACATGGCTCGCACCCATGCTCAAGTTCATAAGGACCGAAGCAGTACTGCTAAATGACGAAGAGATTCGTCTTTCTAAATTTGGCGGTATGGGAAATGGTGACACATTTCCTGTGCAATGTTTGTGTTATGCGGCCCTTGCCCATTTCTTTCATGGCGATGGCGTCTCCGTTTTCGGAGATGACTTGATTACCGTCGGCAATCCGACAACATTGCATCAAACCCTTGAAGAAGTTGGTTTGATAATTAATATCCGTAAGAGCTACAATGTTGAGTCGAGCTTCAAAGAAAGCTGTGGCTTATGGTTTTCGAACGGAAAGCTTGTTACTCCTCTGCGCTACAGTCGCAAACCGAGAAGCAGGCTAGCAAATTGGTCCGCTACAGATACCATGAGAAACCTGGATCTGCATAACCGCTGCTATGTGCAGTTTCCTGCGCTGGCTGCACTTCTACTCTCTGAGATAGAAGAACGGACCAAGTCGGGCGATCCGAAACCTATATACGCCATGAATGAACGGGCGTATAATACTAGGATCGCGACAGATGATGTAAGTGAAGTGTTTAGGAATCTCTCGCTACGATTCAGTGGCAAGGTTCTTACAAAAGCGGAATCAATAAAGGAGTTCCGTGGTTTGCAGCGTCGGTTCATTGAAATGAGTCCGAGTGAACGCGAAAAGATGACTGATTTTGGGTCAAATTACCAATCGTTAGAATTTCGTGACACTGCTTTCAAACCGAATACCGATATACCTTTCAGTCGGGATCTTTTAGGCGGCGAATTTATAGGCATTAATTTGATGAGGTTATATTACCTTAATCTTAGGAAGCCAGATATCGCCAGACTTTTATCACATGATTTGCCTGTGCTAGAAATGCGCACAAATCAGCGAGCCATTCTTGACGAGTTATTAGTTGCTAATTACAACCTACCTGTCCTGGATGGTGAGCTTTCTCCCAGCGGTAAGCTAGATAGTCTAGCTCGCACCGAACGTGCTAAGGCTATGTTCGACATTGGTGAGATGATAGATTTAGAGCAATATATGCTCATAACACAACGTGACCTCGAACGGAACATAGAGGAAGTGTTTGACGTCCCCAACATAAGGAGGCGTGAAGCCGCTCCGAAGCCAGGAGCAATTCACGAAGTGCCCAATTCGTTTTTGGTCAATAGTCTCAGGCTCCTAGCCCTGGATGCAAACCGAGGATTGGATGAAGTAACGTCATTCGATATTGACTTACTAGGAAGTAACCAAGACAAACCAGTATCTATATCCGCTGTGTGGCGCAGCACGCGCGTAAACCCTCCTCTAGATGAGGACATACTGCTTAGATATTTGGTGGGCAAGTCTCCCTCACTGACTGAGTCAGCCATGTTTAGTCAACGTGGTCTGCCTGAGAAAACCATTGAAAACTTCACCAATGAAATGGTCAGGATGTGGGTACTTCGTTCAGCAATGGACGAAGAATGGTTTAGAGAGCAGAAACAAGGGTTGTTCGAACTTCCCTAAAGTTGTAAGTTTCTGTTAGCTAGGAAGAAATGATGCTGCCTCACAACTCCTTGATTTTGCAAGAAGGAGCTGGAGCACCCTG